CCGCCGTATATTTTGTCGCCGTCATCCACGGGGAAGGGCAGCTCTACGCCCTCGGTATATTGCACTGCTTTGTCTGCTGATAATGCTCCCATAACAGTCTCCTTTCAGTTTGTTCATGAAGATATGTTTATGCTTTGTTGTATTTCTTGAACGTCTCAGTATCGACCCCCATCTGCTTGTTCACNTGCGCCTGGAGTTCGTCGATTCCGCCTTCGCCCGTCTTCTGCTCTCCCACAACCTTGCCCATAACGACCACGGTCGGGGCCTTGGCCACAAAGACCTTGAACCCGGGCAGGTCGCGCTTGGCGTATTCATCCGCCCACTCCTTCTGCGCGGGGGTGATCTTGCCCTCCTTCATCGCCATAGCCACGGCATCCGCGGCCTCCTGGCCCTCCAGCCGGTCCCGCAGGGCCTTGACCTCTCCGGAGAGCATGCCGACCTGATCGTGCGACTGTTTCATGGCCATGATGGTGCCGGTAACTTCGGCCTCCGTCGCGCCTTCCTTCAGCCCGAGGGCGGTCAGCACGGTCTTGTTGGCGACGATCTGTCCGCCTCCGGTTGACTGTTTCATGGCCGCGATGGCCCCGGTGACCTCGGTCTCGGTTGCGCCATCCTTCAAGCCGAGAGCGGACAGCACGCTTTTGTTCGCAACGACCTGGCTGGGGACCTTGAGCTTACCTACCGCCGTGATGGCGTCCGCTTCCGTCGCTGTCTCGGCCAGGCCGAGAAGCTTAAACAACTCTTTGTACATAATAGATTCCTCCTTCTCTTTGATTTCGAAGTAAAACCCCGATGTATTCACGAGCGGGACCATCCCGTCGATATTCGGCTGGTTGGTGAGGGCCACGTTGATGAGACGCAGCACCCGGTTGTCAGAGATCCTCTTCAGAAAAACCGGGCTCACATACCGGTATTCCCGATTGGCAAGATACTGCCGGGCCTTTTCCGTCCACTCGACCGCCGCCCAGATACCATCTCTCCCCTTGTTGATCAGCCGGGTAACCCATCCGGCTGCCGGAGCCTCAGCGCCGGACAGCGTCTGATGCTCGTAATCAATGACCATTTGATTCTTTTGGGACTCAAACTCCTCGATCACGATGGGCGCATTCTCCTCGTCGAGCGTAAACGTCCCCTTCGGCGTCTTGATCTCGATCCCGTAGGGGATTACTTGGATCTCTTTCGGTACCCCTCCAACCAGTTCCTTGCAGATGAATGCGAGCAGATGTTTCATTTCAGCGGCCTCCTCTTTGCGCCAGATAGTTGTTGGCCCCTTCGATATAGAGTTTTTCCATGTCGGCCCCTTTGGCCGCATCCGTCAGGAATGGGGTGCCCTTCATACCGCGTACCGATCTCACCGGGTGCGAAGCGCCGGGCCAGAAGAGCGCCCGTTTCCTGGTCGGGACAATCTTAGTTTTGTGCGGTCCATACAATCCTGTACCCTCGTGCACATATCGGGCATAGGGGGCGCTGAAGGTGACCACGCCTTCGCTGCCGCCCTTCTCGACTCTGCTCGATCCCGAGTTGGCCAGGTTTGAGGTTTTGACCGGCGCGTCCTTCCGGGCATGCGCCTCTATCATCGTCACGACATTGGTCATGCCCGCGCGCCTCGCCCCGCGAACGTCGCCTTTGAGCGTGCGGGTAAAGCTGTCGAGACTGGGCGTGATCCGGTATCGGAATCTCATCGCTTACGTCCTCCTGATCACCATGCCGTGGCAGTGGGGGTGCCAGGGGGGCAGGTTCCCGCGCCCGACGATATCTTTGATCTTGTCAATCGAGATCTCTGCAGACCGCATGTCCGCCTCATATTCCGCCGCCGTCATCTCCGCCTGCTCCATCATTCTGCCGTAAGCCACGGGCACGCTGATAACCGTCCCGTTTATGGCCCTGCAAAAGTCGCAATCCTCCGTCGGCTCGTATATCTCGAGCTCCTGGATGCCCGCCTCCTGCAGCTGAGCCACACTCGCCCAGTTTCTGGTTCGCTGCACCGAGGTGTCCGCGATGCGCCGGACCTGCCATTCTTCGAGATCCGAAAGCTTCTTCCCGAAGAGGTCACGAAACGCCGTGATATCCTCGGCGCTGCCTCTGCCAAAAAGCCCCGCCCCCTGTTCCAGGTAGCGTTCTCGCAGGAATCCCTGCGCCGCCGCCTGGGCGTCCTTGTTTCGCAGATAAGATGAGATGTAGAAGTGATCGAGCTTTGCCAGAAACTTCATCGCCCGGAGATCCGGTCCGCCAAAGGCCACCTCGATACCCGGAGCCGCGCGATAGGCCCGGTAGATCTCGGTGATCGTATCGCTGATTACTTTGCGATCCAGGGCGGCGAAGGCGCTGCCGAGCAGCCCTTCGATCCTGGTTATAAACTGCTCCTGGCTGGGAGGCGCTGGAAGCGATCGCATCCAGTCTTCGATGTCGTCAAGCGCCTGCTCCCGCACGTTCTGGAGGGACGGCCTGAGACGCGAAAGGTAATACGTCACCCAGTCCGGATCGCCGTCGACCCCTGCATTGACCATCAGGGCATGCCCCGTGGCGGTGTTCATGACGGGGAGGAATCCCGCCGCCTGGAGTGTCTTCTCACCTTTCCCCGCCTTGGGGATGCCGAAGCGCTCATGGACGTGATCCTCCGGGATGCCCTGGAAGTTGGCATCCTTGACCAGGATGCCGTACACTTTGGCGACCCGCTCCAGATCCTCCCCGGCCTCGAAATGGAATTTGAACTTCGGGACCCCCGTGGCAGGCCCGTAATTGAAAAGGACCCAGGGTTGCAGCACCTGAAACTTGATCGTCTTCATCAGCGCCTTGGCATCGGCTTCAGTCAGATCCTGCCGCACCTGCCGGGCCTGGTCTTCCCCTCCGAGTTTGCCGGGCGTCCCTTCGGCGCTCCCCGTGTGTCCGAGCACCCCCTTGCTCATTGCCTTGTCGCAAAACTCGGCAAGTCTCTCGAAGATACCTGCATCACCCCGGCGTGAGGATTCGAGGATCTCGATGATCGTGTCGTCGGAGATCACGGCCGCTGCGTCGACGCCCAGGTTGAAGACGGCCCGCTTGAGTGCGTCCTTCTCCTCCTGACCAGCTCCCGGCTTGTATTTTCCGACGCGCATGGGAACGGAGAATATCTCGTTGAAGATCAGCCAATCCTTGATGTCGTAGTTCTTGAACAGGTACATATACGCGCAGGGCCTCAGTATCCCTCCGCGTGAGACCGCCCCGGATCTGGCGCGATATTTGTGAATAACAAACTTGTTGGGCGGCAGATCCTCGCCCCAGGCCGGAGCCTCGTCGGTCAGAAGCTTCGGCGTCTTCAGCAGGGCGGAAGGGGAGTTGAAGGTGAAGCGGCGCTGATGAATCCAGTCTACGTCCTTGATCCATACCTGCCCCTCCGACATGTCCCACATGATCTCCTGTACGGCGAACCCCTTGCCGATGGCATCCAGCACATCGAGGAGAAAATCTTCGAAGTTCTCGATGTACTCCATCATCTCGGCCGCCGCTGTTGCGATCTTTTTGTCTTCCGGAGAATCTGAGGCGGGGAGAATGTCCCATTCAAGACCCTGTATGGCGAGCTTCCGGGTTTGCAGGATACCGCCCAGGTGGAGGTCCTTCTCCTCCATCTCCTCGAACAGCTCCGCCTGACGGGCCACGTCCCCCTGATCAGCCTCCTTGAAAATGGCCGCCAGGCGTCCGGGAGTGAGTCCCTGGGACGGGTATGCTCCGTACCGGTCCCGAACGGCCTGAACAGCGATTTCTTCCAGGATTGGTTTTTGGGCTTTTATTTCCCTGCCGAACTGATCCAGGATCATAATCTAAATACCCCTGTCGCGGCCTCTACCCGTGTCAAAAACAGTGTCAAGGGGATTCTCGGGTGTTGGCTCGTCCCCGTGCCTTACAATCGATTGTGGCGCATTTTTTGTTTTTATGGTTTTGCCTCTTCTCAATGTCCTCACCACGCCCCTTTTCCAAGACCCTTCAGACTGCCCCTTGTCTGGACCGTTTCGTACTCTGCCGGTCCGCCGCACTCCTGCCGGGTAGCAAACCAGGCCATTGCCCCTGCGATGCCGGTATCTCCGTGCCGTTTCTTTTTATCCGCCCCCGTTGTCCTGGCGTCGGGGAGTTTCGCCACGCCTTTGATCATACGAAAGGATCTATGGTCCTCGATGATGTCCGCGTCTTTGGGGAGCAGGATAGTTCTATCCTCGAACGCCGCTTTATAAGGCGGCATGTTCTCCCGGTACCAGGAATCCGAGATCATGACCTGTGCGATCCTGCCTTTGCCGTATCTTTGCATCGCACGCTCTGCCAGATACTGGCCGTTTCCCCGCGCATCGAGTGCCCCATAGCGAAACCGGGCGAGCCGATCCACGATATAGAAGAGGATCTGCTCCTGCTGCTGGAAGGGAATGTTGCGCAGCTCGAGGATAAAGGGCGCACGGAACTTCGCGGTCTGCTCCTCCAGCAGAGGGATGATATCGGTCAGGTCACCCGATCGGGCAAAGTCCTCTCCAAAATAGCTGTTGCGGTCAGGATCGAGGGTGGTCAGGATGGGTTTGAGGACTTCCTCGCACCAGTCTTTGACCTCGGCGTAGCGCAGATGATCGGCAATCTCTGCGAAGGCTGTCGGCTGATCGTATCGAATAACCGGGATCTCATCGGACAGGCATGTCTCGATCAGCGCCCTGGTCAGCCAGAGCCCGCTTCCCTGGCTGGGGATACAGAAGAGTTCCTCGTCCGCATCGTCGCCGTAGAAATCAATGACGCTTTGCCGCCACTCAGCCTCGCCTTCGGGGGACCACTCGCGCTTGAGGACCGCGCATATCCTCTTGTAGAGTCCTTCGTCCAGCGCCTCGTCGAAATCGACCCGGTGGAGGCTGTACCTCTTTTTCTCGGCCCGGATATCCTGAACGAGCCCGTTGAACTCATTGGCGTCCCCGTTGTGGGTGGAGATAATTCGAACCTGGCCTCCCCAGATAAGAAGAGCCAGCGCCGCCTTCAGGAGTTCGCCCAGGTTCTCATGAAATGCCGCCTCGTCGAGAATGACACGGCCCTGCTTTCCACGAAGGTTCGAGGGGCGGCTGGAAAGCGCGGTAATGCGCCAGCCGGTCTGGAAGGTGATCCGGAATGCGAGGATCTTCTTGCTCTGGATAACGCCCTCGAATTCCTCTTCGTCGATCTCCTCGTATTCCTCCATCTCGGAAGCGGCGAGGTTGTATGCCCTGGCCCAATTGGCGCAGTCGTTGATAAACTCCTGGGCCATGTCCTTGTTGTACCCGATGTACCAGACGTTGCGCTTTTCCCCGTTCCCCATCTCAGACGCATACAGGGCATCGTCCGCCGCTTCAGCCCAGGAGATACCGACGCGGCGCGACTTCTCCATTATCTTCACCGGCGATTGATCGGCCACCCACCTGGCCTGGTAGGGCAGAAGGATTCCCCCGGCCTGTGCCCGTGCGTTACTGAAGTCAGATATGGGGTTGGCAGCTTTCATTCGACCCCCAGGATCTTCTTGCGGATCTCCGCCGCTTTCTTGTCGGTCAGACCAACCACCCTGGCTCCTCGCGCCGTATCGATGGAGGCTTTTTTCGTCTGTCCCTCCGTCCCCTGCACCCTCTTCCTGATATCCGCGATCAGCCGGACCAGCGCGGCATAGGCATACATGGCCTGGTTATCGGGGGTCGCGTCGCTCAAGGTTGCGAAGTAGCGTTCGTACTTCTCCTTCTGCTTCACCAGGTCGGCGAGCATCTTCTCGTCAAACGAAATGTGCACGTCACCGGCCCTTCTCTCCTCCACTTCGGCCCTGGCGGCGCGTTCCTTCCAGTCGAATTTCTCCATCCAGGAATAGATCGTCGGCCTGGTCACCGGCAGACCGTCGCGCTCCTTCAGCGTCCGGATCGTCAGCTCGACGTTCTGACCGCATTCGCGCCAGGTCCGGAAGGCGCACTCCCTGTTCTCTGCGATGAAGCTTCTCGCTGACATTAGAACCTCACATCGACACCGCAGTTGGGGTCGAAACCATCCACAACGTCAAACCCGGTTTTCGTTATGAAAACAAATTTGATTTCCACACCCGTCGAGCATCGCTGTTCGATCCGGACACATTCCTTCTGAGGATCGGACAGATAGGCGAGATGGCTCTCCAGTTCTTCCTCGGTGATCGTGTACCCCAGGTCATCCAGCAAAAAATGAAGTACCTTGAAATCGATCGGGTTCTTGTGCTCCTTCGCGAGGAGCTTCAGGATGGCCCCACGGATGCGGCGATATCTCTCTTTTTTAGCCTCTGACATTGTTTTTCTCCTGGATGAATTTACCGATCTCGTCCATACGCTCAACCATCTCCCCGATCTCGTCCCGCGTGTACTTGAGCAGTATAATCATCTCCCGGTGTTCCTGGTTGTCGCGGGTCACGAACAGGTTGATCGAATCCCGGAGTCCCTCCGTCCCCTGCGCCATCTTGGCGAGTGATGCGGCCTGTTCATTCTGGGCCGAGACAAAGTCCCTGCCGATCGAGAGTAGCCCGCTCACAAATTTGTCGATGATCCGTGACGCCAGCCGGTAGAATGCCACGATCATCAATCCGGCGATCACCGCCCCCGGCCCCCAGAACGCGAGATATTTCAGGCTCTCCTCCCAGGTCATTTTCGCCGATCCCTCTGGTCCTTTTGTTCCTGGCACGCGGTGCANCGAACCGCAGANGGTTTGAGCAGGAGCCGCGCCTCGGGGATTTTCTCCTCGCAGTCACGGCAGCACCGCACTCCGTCGATGATGAGAGGATGCTCCCTCTCCCGATACCGTCCATTCAGAGCGTCCCGAATCGATTGCTGCCGGTGGAATTCCGTCAGTTCCTGCGCGTCATCGATGATGTCCATGTCACTCCGAAACCCGGCCCATACGCATCTTCACATTCCCCTTGTCGAAGGCGCTGCGCCCGACAAAATAGTAGCCGTACACCCAGACGCCCATGTCGGTGAGGGCCTGNTANTTCGCGGCGTCGACATATTCTNCCGGCAGATACACGCCGATGGTAATGGCGAGCGTNANNAACANGAGGCACAGCGGTCTGATATTNTTGGACAGCCAGGAGTCGGATGCCATGTCGGCCTGGTGCCNGGCCGTGAGGTTGCCCTGGGCAATCTCCTCNAGCTCCTTNCGGTTCTCCCCCTGCCATTTCTGCAGGGCCAGNATGTCTNCCGAAGACATGCCCTCTCCGAGCGTGATGCCCGTTTTCTCCTCGACAAACTCCTTCCCCTTTTTGAGGACCACATCACCGAGCAGTTCCAGCCCGTTTTTTGCCAGCGTTGCGACGATCGACGCCAGGGCAATAGACATATCCTTCTCCTCTCCTCACCAATAGAGCCAGCAGCTCTCGAC